GTAGATGAAGAAGAAGGTTCATTTTGGGATGGTAACGATTATTGGAAAGTAGCTGATTCAGAAGATGACGATAATTGGGATCTGTCAATGTGACTTTTCTATAAATACTTTAGATTAAATAGGCACTCATTGGGAGAATTCAATGACAGTCACCGTAAACATTAATAGTGGTGCAAACATAGTTCCATCCGTCAGTGAGGGATCAAGTAATTTTAAAGCAGGATTTCTTTCTGACAAGAACTTGATCTCAGCACTCGGAGTAACCGGGGAACGACAAATAGGTTACATGACCGTTAATACACTTAGTGATTGGTATGCAAAACTAACAGCAAACCACCCAGTTGGCACAACCACAGATGGATCTGGTTCAGAAGGAAACTGGCCATTCGGTGCAACTGGTAGTTGGAAGCACGAGTGGTGGGCAGTGCATAATTACCTAGAATATGGTGGAAAGGTTTGCATAACCGGAACAGGTTCAAACTCAAACACAACAAGTCCTGATAATACCATGCAGACAACTCATATTAGATTTGATGCTATTTTTGGGACAACTTCGGGTCAAAATAATCGACTGATTGATATTGCAGGAGCAAGAAAAGATTGTGTAGCAATTTGCCCAATTGCAATTACACGAGACATCGGAAGTAACGCTAACCTAGCTGACTTGCCTGGTGGATCATCTGGTGACCAATATACATTCTACGTTGCAGGATCAAAGTTTCACTTAGATACTGCTAACAGAGACTCAACAAAAGAAGACGAAAGTACTTTGATTCTTAGTACTCTCGCACCAGATGCTGCTGGTTGCTTTGCTAGAACATATGCGATAAAATCTCCATGGGCATCTCCCGCTGGAATAAACCGAGGTAGAATTTTAAGTATTGTTCGATTGCAGCAAGAACTTACATCCACCAGTGCCGGTGTATTATACACCAATAGAGTTAATCCGGTCCAAACCTTTGCAGGTGAAGGCACATATCTTTATGGAGATAAAACTAGAAGCGAAACCGCAGACAACGATACTCTAAAGCATGTAGGTGTTGTTAATCTAGTTAACTGGATGAGAAAGAATCTTTCTGATATTTCCAGATCCACATTGTTTGAAGTAAACGATGCCGCAACACGAGCAGCATTTATTAGTCGTGCTCAACCACTTCTCAGAAGAGTTCAAGCAGAAAATGGTATTACAGAATTTAGAGTTGTGTGTGATACAACAAATAATACAACAGATACAATTCTTGAGAATAAATTTATTGCTGATATTTACATCAAACCAATAAACAGCATTCAAACAATAGAATTGCAAATCGTTACTGCTCTACCTGCACAAACAATATCGTATGATAGTCAAGAATCAGTTGAAAGTGATTCCAGTGGAGGTGGAGTAATCCCGCCCGGTTCTGGGGGATCAAATACAGGTATAGGTTCTGGTTTAAGATCAGGAGGTAGTTACTGATGGCTGGGGGAGATGACGGATTAGAACTATTTCAGAACGTATTTAAGGGTGGAAATCGCTCACACCTGTATGATGTGGTGATGAATTACCCAAAAAACATTTCTAGCGTGTCTGGC